ATTTGTGCCGCTTGTTCCATTAGTTCCCGAAGTACCATTCGTACCGCTTGAACCATTTGTTCCGTTTGTACCTGATGTACCATTAGTACCTGAAGTACCGTTGGTACCACTTGTACCGTTTGTACCAGAAGTTCCATTAGTTCCATTCGTACCTGATGTTCCGTTTGTTCCATTAGTTCCCGAAGTTCCATTGGTTCCACTAGTACCATTCGTACCATTTGTTCCAGATGTACCGTTAGTTCCACTTGTACCATTTGTTCCAGATGTTCCGTTAGTCCCGTTTGTACCATTTGTTCCGTTTGTACCTGAGGTACCATTTGTTCCGCTAGTACCGTTAGTACCACTTGAACCATTTGTTCCATTTGTTCCAGATGTTCCGTTAGTCCCGTTTGTACCATTTGTTCCGTTTGTACCTGAGGTACCATTAGTTCCTGATGTTCCGTTAGTACCTGAAGTTCCATTAGTACCGTTTGTACCTGACGTACCGTTGGTTCCTGATGTACCATTTGTTCCATTCGTTCCGCTAGTTCCGTTTGTACCATTCGTCCCTGAAGTTCCATTGGTACCTGATGTACCGTTTGTCCCATTAGTTCCGCTAGTGCCATTAGTACCTGATGTTCCGTTAGTTCCTGAGGTCCCATTTGTTCCGTTAGTCCCCGATGTTCCATTAGTTCCTGATGTACCGTTTGTACCATTCGTTCCGCTAGTTCCATTTGTTCCGTTAGTACCTGAAGTTCCATCTGTCCCATTTGTACCACTAGTTCCATTCGTTCCGTTAGTACCTGAAGTTCCATTTGTCCCGCTTGTACCATTAGTCCCGTTAGTTCCACTTGTTCCATTGGTTCCGTTCGTACCTGACGTTCCGTTTGTTCCCGATGTACCATCTGTTCCGTTAGTACCAGATGTTCCATTTGTCCCGCTAGTACCATTTGTGCCTGATGTTCCATTAGTCCCTGAAGTTCCATCCGTACCATTAGTACCGTTGGTACCTGATGTTCCGTTTGTACCATTCGTACCTGAAGTTCCGTTAGTACCGTTCGTTCCCGAAGTTCCATTAGTCCCGCTTGTACCATTCGTTCCGTTCGTACCATTCGTTCCCGACGTTCCGTTGGTTCCATTTGTTCCGCTAGTACCGTCTGTACCTGAAGTACCATTTGTACCACTAGTGCCATTTGATCCGCTAGTTCCGTTAGTACCATTCGTTCCCGACGTTCCGTTAGTACCATTTGTACCTGAAGTTCCGTTTGTACCATTAGTACCTGATGTACCATTCGTACCTGAAGTCCCATTTGTTCCCGATGTTCCGTTAGTACCTGAAGTACCGTCCGTACCATTTGTTCCGCTAGTACCTGATGTTCCGTTTGTTCCCGATGTTCCATTAGTACCGTTCGTTCCGCTAGTACCACTTGTTCCATTAGTACCTGAAGTACCATTCGTTCCGTTAGTTCCTGACGTTCCACTTGTACCATTTGTTCCTGATGTCCCGTTAGTACCATTCGTTCCATTGGTTCCGCTAGTTCCATTAGTACCGTTCGTTCCACTTGTACCATTTGTTCCATTTGTACCTGAAGTCCCATTTGTACCCGAAGTTCCATTAGTTCCATTAGTTCCGCTAGTCCCGTTGGTTCCATTTGTCCCATCGGTTCCTGAAGACCCATTGGTTCCATTAGTTCCATTTGTACCTGAAGTGCCATTAGTACCGCTCGTACCATTAGTACCATTGGTTCCGTTAGTACCAGATGTTCCGTCCGTTCCATTTGTACCTGAAGTCCCATTAGTTCCCGATGATCCGTTTGTTCCATTGGTGCCGCTAGTACCATTGGTTCCATTTGTGCCTGATGTGCCGTTAGTTCCCGAAGTACCGTTTGTTCCGTTAGTACCAGATGTTCCGTTAGTACCATTTGTTCCGCTAGTCCCATTCGTTCCGTTTGTTCCTGAAGTTCCGTTAGTTCCACTAGTACCATTTGTTCCGTTAGTGCCTGAAGTTCCATTAGTGCCTGAAGTTCCATCTGTACCATTTGTTCCTGAAGTACCATTTGTTCCTGAAGTTCCATTGGTACCATTAGTACCCGATGTTCCTGACGTACCGTTAGTTCCATTAGTTCCCGATGTACCATTTGTACCTGAAGTTCCATTTGTACCGTTGGTACCTGATGTTCCGTTGGTTCCTGATGTTCCGTTGGTTCCCGAAGTTCCATTCGTTCCATTTGTCCCCGAAGTTCCATTAGTACCATCCGTACCATTAGTACCCGAAGTTCCATTTGTTCCGCTAGTACCGTTGGTACCACTTGTCCCGTTAGTTCCACTAGTACCATTTGTTCCTGAAGTTCCATTCGTTCCGCTCGTACCCGAAGTTCCATTCGTTCCGCTAGTACCTGAAGTTCCATTCGTTCCGCTCGTACCTGAAGTTCCATTAGTCCCTGAAGTTCCATCCGTACCATCTGTTCCATTAGTCCCTGAAGTTCCGTTTGTTCCGCTAGTCCCATCAGTTCCACTTGATCCATTAGTTCCGTCGGTTCCTGAAGTTCCATCAGTTCCACTAGTCCCATTTGAACCTGAAGTTCCGTCTGTACCGTTAGTACCATCTGTTCCATTAGTACCTGAGGTTCCGTCCGTACCATTAGTTCCTGAAGTACCATTTGTGCCGGATGTACCTTGTTCTCCAACAAGACAAAGATAAACACCTCCAATTGTTTTATAACCTGGACTTTGAGAATATGTAATAATTGCAATTAAATCACCCGTTGAGGCGGTATAACCGCTAATTAACATATATTGTATAATATCATCACCAGGGGCATATACACTTAATGTTTGTCCAGGTCCCCATGCCATATTTGCGTAGGAAGGACCATTGTATGTTTGAGCTACCGATTGAAAATAATAATCTCCCGCTAAGAATGGTGTACAAATTAATGGTGATGTTCCTGAAGTTCCGTCAGTACCATTTGTTCCATTAGTTCCGTTTGTTCCTGAAGTTCCATCCGTTCCGTTAGTTCCTGAAGTTCCATCTGTTCCATTTGTTCCTGAAGTTCCGTCTGACCCATTTGTTCCATTTGTCCCTGAAGTTCCGTCCGTACCATTTGTCCCTGAAGTTCCGTCCGTACCATTAGTTCCAGAACTTCCATCTGTTCCGTTAGTCCCTGAAGATCCGTCAGTTCCGTTTGTTCCTGAAGTTCCATCAGTACCATTTGTTCCACTAGATCCATCTGTTCCGCTAGTACCGTCAGTCCCCGAACTACCATTTGTTCCGTTAGTTCCTGATGTTCCATCAGTTCCACTAGTTCCGTCAGTACCGTTTGTCCCTGAAGTTCCATCTGTACCCGATGAACCATTTGTTCCTGAAGTACCGTCTGTACCATTAGTTCCTGAAGTTCCATTAGTTCCTGAAGTTCCATCAGTTCCTGAAGTTCCTGAAGTTCCATCAGTACCGTTAGTACCTGAAGTTCCGTCTGTACCTGAAGTTCCGTCTGTACCTGAAGTTCCGTTAGTACCTGAAGTTCCGTTAGTACCATCAGTACCGCTAGTACCATTTGTTCCATTTGTTCCATTTGTTCCAGAAGTTCCATCTGTACCATTTGTTCCTGAAGTTCCATTAGTTCCGTCTGTACCTGAAGTTCCATCCGTTCCACTAGATCCATTTGTCCCATCAGTACCTGAAGTACCATCTGTTCCATTTGTTCCGCTAGTACCACTTGATCCGTCAGTACCATTTGTTCCGTCAGTACCGTTAGTCCCTGAAGTCCCATCCGTTCCATTTGTACCTGAAGTCCCATCCGTTCCGTTAGTACCTGAAGTCCCATCCGTTCCATTTGTACCTGAGGTTCCATCCGTTCCATTTGTACCTGAAGTACCATCCGTTCCATTTGTTCCATTAGTTCCGTCTGTACCATTTGTTCCGCTAGTACCATTTGTTCCGCTACTTCCATCCGTTCCATTAGTCCCACTTGAACCATCTGTTCCATTAGTCCCTGAAGATCCGTCAGTTCCGTTAGTACCGCTAGTTCCATTTGTACCTGAACTTCCGTTTGTCCCATCAGTTCCGTTTGTACCATTAGTCCCTGAACTACCATCTGTACCATTAGTCCCTGAAGTGCCGTCAGTACCATTAGTTCCGCTGGTTCCATCTGTTCCATCTGTTCCATTAGTTCCATTTGTACCATTAGTACCTGAAGTTCCATTCGTACCGCTAGTTCCATCCGTACCGTTTGTTCCATTAGTTCCATTAGTTCCATTAGTTCCTGAAGTACCATCAGTTCCGTTTGAACCATTCGTTCCACTAGTGCCATTTGTACCGTTGGTTCCTGAAGTTCCATCTGTTCCGTTTGTACCATTAGTTCCTGATGTTCCATTCGTTCCTGAAGTACCATTTGTTCCGCTAGTCCCATTTGTTCCGCTAGTTCCATTCGTTCCACTTGATCCTGAAGTGCCATTTGTTCCTGAAGTTCCATTCGTTCCACTTGATCCTGAAGTTCCATTTGTACCGCTTGAACCATTCGTTCCTGATGTACCATCTGTACCGTTTGTTCCACTACTACCATCAGTACCTGATGTTCCATTTACTCCCGATATACCACTTGTCCCATTTGTTCCTGAAGTCCCATTAGTACCACTTGTTCCGTTAGTTCCTGAAGACCCATTAGTACCGCTTGTTCCATCTGTTCCGTTTGTTCCATTAGTTCCTGACGAACCATTTGTTCCATTAGTTCCTGACGAACCATTTGTACCGTTAGTGCCTGAAGTCCCATCTGTACCACTACTACCATTAGTACCACTACTACCATTAGTGCCGCTACTACCATTAGTTCCTGAAGAACCATTAGTCCCTGAAGAACCATCAGTACCACTTGTCCCGTGAGTCCCTGATGTTCCGTTGGTACCATTAGACCCTGACGTTCCATCTGTACCATTAGATCCTGAAGTACCATTCGTTCCTGAAGTTCCGTTTGCACCTGAAGTACCATTTGTTCCTGAAGTCCCATTGGCTCCTGAGGTTCCATCAGTTCCGCTTGATCCATCTGTACCTGAAGTACCTGAAGTACCTGAAGTACCGACAGTAGAAATTGCGGCACCTACTTGTGCAATTGTTGCTTTATACGAAGATCCTGCCGGATTTTGGGATGTGTCACCGGTAATAACGATATGTATTAAATCATTAATCGATACACCTGTGGCAATTGTCCTATCCGTCAGTCTTTGAAATCCCATTATATATTTTTATTAATAAATATTGTAAAAATGATTATTGGTCTTGAAAAATGTAAATCTCTGCATCCATAAATAAGAATATTTCACCGTCCTCAAATAATTTACCGTTATTGATACCTTGACAATAGATTACACCAAATAATTCACACCCTGTTGAATCAATCATTTTTAACCCAACTGCCGGCGCACCGTTAAATTGTGGTGGTAATGTAATGATTAATGGAAACGTTGCCGTGGAAGGTATAGTCGTAATTAAAACACATTGATTACCATAAACATCACAAGCGTAAAGTGTATATGGATATGCGGATCCAGTTATGGAATTTATTTGGATTTGTGTCATATTTTATAAATAGTTCAAATAAATTATATCAACTATGTTTTTGAAAATATTTTGTAATTCTTTGACTTAATCTAACTCTTGGATCGTTTTCCGTTCTTCCAACCACACTATATGGTACTATAAACCCAAAACTTAAAAACACCCTTCTTGAGTTAAACTCTTCGGTCCAATGTTTGTATAAAGAAGCCTCAAAACAGTATAGGTCTTTTTGTTCTATCACAGGTGAAGAACTGTCTATAAAAATTTTGTAATCTTCTGATAACACACTTATGTTACACTTATAATTTATGTAACCATCAAGTGACGCATCATAGTGGGGTTTTACTCTACCACCTTTTTTCATATCAACCGCCTGAATAAAGATATTATCAAGGGGTAGGTTGTTCTTTTCAGATATCCTTTTTAAAATAGTTTTGATAATTGGGGGTATCTCTTGATTTGAAACTTTAGAAACTGATTGAAAATTTGTAATGTAGTTTGTAAGTTCGGTATTTGAGATGTCTATAATACAAGATTTTCCCTTCAGTGTTTTTGAGATTTCACTTAAGTGGTAATTCGGATCTCCATCTTCAGGATTTAACGAATCTACCCAGTCAACAATTAGTTTAACCTCATCATCACTGATGAAATTTTTTACTATCTTATAATTTTCAGATTCCATTTATTAAGAAATTCTTTTGGTCCAATTTCTAATTCCATTATAGATAAGTTTTTCTTAGCGTAAATAGAATTCATTTTTTCCTCAGATCCCGCCATTGTGCAAAACCAATGAGTTGCAGGTTCTTCTCCTGTTGATGAACAAGGTATTTTCATGACATTTTTATTTACCCAAGATTCTCTTACTTGTTCTGCCTTATCGTTTTCTGTTAAAATATTTATTCTCATATTATTTATTTTTTAATTTATTTAGTCAATTGGTAATCCCAACTTATAATCAACAGTAATATCACTCCACCCAATACCAAATTCGTATTTCATAACTTTATCGACAACAACATATGATTCAAATTGTGTTGTACCGGAACTAACATCAGAATTAATAAAAATACCACTTAAAAAATATACATCATTTGTGGTATTCACGGATGTTGCTGCCGGTAAATTTGTAATAATATAATCATAAGCAGAATCCCTGATAGTTTCTGTAGCAAATATCATTTGTTTATTATAAACCTCTTCAGTTGTTCCTGTGAATCCTGATAATGTCGACTTATGTGACCATAAAATATCTGTTAATTTCCAAAAAGAATAATTTTCATTATCAAAAGGTGCATCACTTTGACTTGGTGCTGAACTTAGTTGATTTACAACTTGATCAATTGCTCCCGCAACGGCACCACAGGTATTATCAGTTAAACTATTAACTTTACCTCTACGTAACATTCTACCTGAACGACCATCTTCAGTAACACCAATGTGTGGCATACTTGTTACAAACAAGGTTCCATCAAGAGTTGTTGCTACGTGACTTGCAAATGCTCCAAACCCAACACTACCAACAAACGGATAACCCGCCAATCCACCGGACATAAACGGTCCTAAGAAAGAATTAATACTTGTTGGCCATCCACCGATATTTCCGGGTAAGTATGCCGCATCAACATCATCAGAACAAATACCTTCAGCTAAAACAATATCAGTTGATAGTATTCCTTCATTTGTAATATATTCTGTTGTGTATGTTCCCCATAATTCAGATAATACCGCTCCTGAGAATGGTTGGTATCCTCCGTCAACGGTAACAGTTCTTACTGTTTCAGTATATGCGCTCTGACCTGTTAATGGTGCTGGTACAATTATTTCATATGTTCTATCATATAATGGAACGTCTAATTCGTATGTTCCGTAAGGATAATCCGAAATATTGTTAAATGGTATTACTTCAGATCCTAAATTTTCTGACCCACCAGTTGTGGGATAAAAAGTAACGTTTGCCGTTAGTCCTGATAAATTTGTGCTTGTTATTCTAATTCCTTGTATCATTTTTTTGTTTTTTTATTTTTTATTTATTTATAATATTAATCCGAAATTCAAATCATTTTCTGGTATGTCTAATACGTTTAACCCGCCTAAACAAGGAGCTTCAGTTAATGTTTCTATTGTTAGAACATCCACTTCATCGTAATACGATAATCTATTATCTCCATTTTTATTTTTGAATACATTAACTGTTGTGATATCATATAACATACCTGTACTTAAACAAACATTATTAACTTCAGTATTAACAATATTCCATTGGAATGAATCACCAATTGTGTTATTGTAAAAATTATCAGGAATAATATTATTGTAGAAATATTCACCGATGGTATTATCTGTAAAATCATTTCCAATTCTATTTCCTTGAGAAGACGATCCACCAAAACCAAATCCATCTTGTACCTCATTAGAGTTAAAATCAGTTCCTATTGTGTTGTACGAAAATGAACCATAACAAGTATTAAATGAAAAATTATCACCAATATTGTTATGTGTTGTTACACCACTAAAAGAATTAGGTGAACACCCAAATCCTATATTATTATATCCAAACTCCTCAAATGTTTCATTACCTTTAAAATCTGTTTTAATTTGGTTACTCCAAAAATCACCTTGAATATTATTTCCTTTAAAGTTATTCATAATTTGGTTGTTCTCAAAAGTAAGACCTAAGTTGTCTACTCCACCAATTGTATTTGTGTTAAAACCATTTAATATTGAATTTTTTATAAAATCGCAATATATGTCATTAGTATTAAAATTATCTCCTATATTATTTGATGTAAAAGAAACAGGTATGATATTATCATAAAAATTATCACCTATAAAATTGTCATTAAATGACTCATTAATAATTAGGTTTTGATTAAAGTCACCAACAATAGTATTGTTTCTGAATCCACTATCTATGATGTTATTATTAAAGGTGTCCCCAATATTATTGTTAATGAAATCATTATTATTAAACGTTAAGAAATTATTTGTGAAATATGAACCTATTCGGTTAAAATCAAAATCTTGTCCATCGGCATCTCCTAACATATTATGTTGAAAATAGTTACCAATCTGATTTGAGTCCATATCACAATCAATAATATTATATTGGAAATATGAACCTATACTATTTCCGTCAAAATCATTTGTTATTATATTATATTGACAATATGGACCAACTATATTTGAGTTCATATCATCGTTGAAGGTATTACCTACCACATTTCCACCAAATGTGTTATTTTCATATGGCCCGTTTAGAAATACGTTATTTGATAATATGAAAATATTATAATCAATATTATTCCCCAAGTATGTGTTATAATTATCCCCTTCATTAAATGTATAATACTCAGCAAATTCATCATTAGTTGTTCCTGTGATATTACATTGGAATGGATTCATATAGTTAGGTAATCTTATCCCCGCAGAATAATAGACGTTACTCACATCTGCTAATGTTCTACCTGTGACATACATTTCAACATTACTAACTATCGACGAAATTTCATAATATTGGAAACTAGCTATCCCATTAATACCAGGTGCATAAACTCCAAAAATATCACCAACAGTAAAATCAGTTGTAAATGTTGTTCCCGTTCCATTAACTAATCCGGTTGAACCAGTTAAACTAATTTTACCTTCATAGTATCGTTCTGAAAAATATCCAACATATCTAATAAATTGAACCGATCTGAAATCATAGTCGGCTCTGTTATTAAATTCGTCAATTCTTTCTGTAATTCTACCTTTAGCCGGTCCACTTGTTACTTCTGTTATATCCCAAGTTATATCATAAGATATTTTATCTTGTGGGTGTAATGTTGAGTATACCGTAGGAGAGAATCCTGTTGTTGATATTGCCAACAATAATATAGGTTCTGTTGTTCCTGTCTTATAATTACCAATAGTTATTGGGATACCATCAGTATCATAGTTTGGTTGGTCGTAACACGTTTGAAAGTCGGTCATTAAGTAATAACTTCCAGCGGTTAGTGTTCCACCTGTGGCGAATGAATATAAATCATCGTAAGTTCCTTCGTTATAGTTTGAATTAGTGAAAGCGGAATATGATATATGATATGTATCCCCACTCAACTCTACGGGAAATAATGTATCCGTTGTTACTTCCGAAAGGTATGTTAATTCCCCAATTGTTTTTCCTGTTAATGCCATAATCTTTTTATTTTATAAATATCATTAATTTTAGTTTATTGTTGGTATTAATTGAGTTATTATAAAATATATGGACTCGGTGTTGGGGTGGGTGTTGGAGTTATAGTAGGAGTTGGTGTCGGTGTTGGTGTCGGTGTTGGTGTCGGAGTAAATGTCGGAGTAAATGTCGGTGGATTAATAAAACTTAAAAATTGGTCAACTCCAACCGATATATAATCACCAATTGTTGTTAAAATAGCGTTAAAAATATTTTGTTCAGGATCAACAAACATCAAATATTCATTTTCACCAACACCAATATATTCATCGTTTTCAGTTATTATAGGGTTAATCAATTGTTCTGGTGTAGGAGTTGGTGTAGGAGTTGGTGTTGAAGTTAATGTTGGAGTTACAGTTTTTGTAGGAGTATTTGTTGGTGTAGGAGTTGGTGTTGGGATTGGTGGATTAAAATATGTTAATATATTTATAGTATAAAATATTTCATCATAAGAAATAAGATCAAAATATGTAAATTCTGATTCTCCATTTAACAACGAATAATCAGTTCTACTAATATGTTGGGTGGTACCATAAGTTTCACCTATTGGGATATATATTGATTCTGTTATCTCAATAAAACTTCCTGACCTTAAATAAAGTTTATTTTTAAAGTATAAAATAATATCATCACTCAACGGTCTATCAAGATATAACTCGTAAAAAGAGTTTATTGTTTCTGGATATATTCCTGGTGAGTATGTTGCAACTAAAAGAAATGAAGATCCTGAAAATGGTGGAATTGCAGGTGTTAAAGAATCTGTACATATATCCATTGCGGCACCGTTTATTCCGCCAGGACCTGCAACAGTTAATGTTGTAAATGGAGATGAATTACTTATTGTAAAAATACCGTTACCGTGTGAGTAACCACTTCCAGGCGGTAATGGATCACATATTGGTGATGTGTTTGATGCCGTTATAGTGTTACTATTAATGGTTGCGCAACAATACTGACAAGATGAAATTACTGGTATCCCACTTCCCATATTTGTTGTAAACGTAAATGATTCTGCTTGAGGGGGTGTAGTACTACTATTATACGCATATAATCTTATTACAATATCATTAACGGGGACACTAAAAGTTAATGTGTAGGTAAATGGTTGACTCGGCATTCCATTATTACCCAACCAAACAGTTCCTGTTGATGTATATGGTAATGGAAGTGGACATATAATTCCGGTTCCCCAGTTATTAATCGCACCAATACTTCCGGTACCGGTTGCAGATATTACTATACCATTATGTGTTACAGAATTACCAAATTGAGGTAATAATCCTGCGGATGTACAAGAAGCACAAGCCGGTGTTGGTGTTGGAGGTAACCCTGATGTTACGGTAGGAGTTGGTGTTTTTGTTAGTGTTGGTGTTACAGTATTTGTTGGTGTTGGTGATAATCCTGGTGTTGGTGTCACGGTTGGTGTCACGGTTGGTGATAATCCTGGTGTTGGTGTTAATGTTTTTGTTGGTGTTGGAGTTTTTGTTTTGGTTGGTGTTGTTGTTGGTGTCGGTGTCGGATAACAATACCCACTTGTTGTACTCGGAGTTAATCTCGGAGTTTTTGTTGGTCTTGGGGTTTTACTTGGTTCAGGACAACCACAAGGATTTGTACAAGTTGCACTTGGTGTTGGAGTATTGGTTGGAGTTTTTGTTTGTGTGGTAGTAACTGTTGGGGTTGGAGTCGGAACCTTACATGGATCAAAAGTTGGTGTTGGAGTAATTGTTGGTGTTACTGTAGGTGTTTGAGTTCTTGTAGTTGTTACTGTAGGCGTAGGCGTAGGTGTTGGTCTTGGTACTTGTAGTATGTTTGGACAATTTGTTCGACAATTACCATCGTTACCTAAAATTAAAATTGTATATGTACCATATATTTCTCTTGGTGGAGATAGTAATGAGGCATTAAAGAAATAAGGTAAAACAACATTACCTAAATTAATAACAATATTTTCATTGTCAGGTTTAAATAAAACAGTTGCAATTTCACCATTATAATTAACACTTGCTATTAATATAGTTTGACTCATCTTTGTTTAAATATAAATACAATCTAAAATTATTTTAAATAAAACTTATACGAAATAATTAGGATCATAAATAATTGGGGGGTTTGTACCTACTTGTCGATAAATTAAATCCGCAATTTGGCTAAAAAAATTTGTTGGGGAATTCATGTAACTTCCGGCATATATGTCAAAACTTCTTGGGTCATTTACATCAGTTCTTACAACTGTGTACATAGTATATGTTGTATCATCAATACCCAATGGGTTTTGAACTAAGTTAGGGTTACTCGGATCCCAAGGCAGTCCAATGTACACTCTTGGAGACCATCTACTTGACTCACAAAGTGTATTTGGTTGTGATTCCCACGGATTCTGTTTGAAAAATCCATCGTTTCCTCCCCAATCACAAGTTGTTGCGGATAATGAAGGTATTATTGTTAATGGGGTACCAGAGTATGGATAGGTTATATTAGAATACCAAGGAATATACATCCGTGTTGAGGCAATCTGTTTCATAACCGAACCACCATTTGATTGACCAACTCCCCTATTTCTTATAAATGGATCTATACTCCTAAGTGCCGTATTAGAGGTTGAACTATAGTTAGGGTTAATATTATAACTTGGGGTTATTTCGCTATTTATAAAAGTATTTGTGGTTGCAGAACATGACCCACCACAAATAATATCCCCACCACCGTAATTATTTGTAATTAAATTCATTGTAATAATCATTTTATAATCATTTGGTAAATTAGGTGTTGTTACAACTGATGATGGGTGGAAATTCCAAGACCTTAATATAAATTGGTTATCAGCACAATTAGATGCCACACTTACCGGTTCATAATGATCAAAAATTATAACTTTATAATAATTAATTGATGTCGATAAAGGGGGAGTTGGGGTCCATAATATTGAGGCTAATGACGATAAATATGAATTATAAAACGCATCTCTATCTGTTTGATTACTACACGTAATTGTAATGACATTGTTTATTTTGGTAACAATAACAGTATTTGGTGGGTTGGTAGTACAAAGCGTTGTGGTTCCGTTACTATATATAAAACATCCTGCAGACCCATTTGGACTCAAAGGAAAGTTTTGATTTCCAAAACCTAATACTGTGTTATTTGTTAAACCAAAATAGTTTGATTGTGCCCCACCACAACCACACGCATTGCCTCCAGCTGAGGGAGTATTTAATGTCCGTAAAAACGGATTACTAAGACCTGAAAAATCAGGGTGAAAATACTTGAATATATCTTCCGCCAATAAGGTGGACACACTACAACCAGTAACTTGAAAATTAACATAAAGTCTATTACAATCAAGACTAAAAACAGGAGTTATTGATGATAATATTATTTCTTGTCCGTAAGGGTATGTATAATATTGATGAATACATGATTCACAATTAAAAGTTTCCAAACACGTAAAATATAAATCCCAACTGGTTTGATTTTCTGTTGGGTTTGGAATAACTTCAATTATTAAATAATCCCCACTATTAATAACGAAATTACTTAAATTTAAAACTTTTGGAAAGTAATTTTGAGACTCAGTCAAATTACTAAATTTATATAGTTTAGGTGTTGCAACAACTCTATAGTCAATACCATTACTAAATGAAAATGGACCAGGTGCCCCAATAACTCCACCAACTTCAATAAATTCAACAACAATTGGTACGTTTCCATAGTTTGACCCAATGAATGACATTTTTAATGTGTCAGGAATAAGATTCCCTCTAAACATAAAAGGAAAATATTTTTTACTTGGGTCCATATTGAAATGAGCATACATACTTGATGGAGGAACCGCAGATCCAGGTCCTGCGGTAAATTGTACTCTATGTTCATAATTTCCTGTTAGTGTTCCATTAGAACAATTAAACGACTCAATAGTAACTTGTTGTGCAGTGAAACAATCCATTATTGTTGAAGTTGTACCAGATATACCACTTGAGGTGTAAGTTGTTCCAGCAATTGTTACTGCTTGAAGTATTGGTGTATATGTATCTGGTGGTAACATTGGTGAGTTAATAACCGTCATTGGGTGGTTATAATTATAAGGACCAACAAATGAATAAGGTGTCCCAAATCCAGATTTTAATGCAATATTACCTAATGAGTTATACCAAAAAATTGTATATGCGGTAATGCTTCCACAAGATCCCGTTAAATTACCACAGATTAATTGACCAATAGAATTTTGAACGTAAGTTGATAACCCTAAACTACAAGGTGGTATGCACAAATTTATTGATCCAGTACTTGGTGTTATAGTTGGTGTTGGAGTTTGAGTTGGGGTGAATCCAAAAGAGGTAGTTGGTGTTGGTGTTAAAGTTTTTGTTGGAGTATTGGTTGGTGTTTTTGTTGTTGTTGGGGTATTTGTTGGTGTTTTTGTATTTGTTGGGGTATTTGTTGGGGTATTAGATGGTGTCGGAGGAGGATCTGTTGAGGTTGGTGTTGGTGTAGGTGTCGGAGTTTTAGTTATGGTTGGTGTAAGTGTAGGAGTTTTAGTTATGGTTGGTGTTAATGTTGGTGTTGGAGTTATAGTTGGTGTTGGAGTTGTAGGGAATTCAACAATTAAATCACATGGACATGGAATATTAAAATCACAGTATATAGAAAATCCGGAAAAATAGAGACTATATGATCCCTCATAATTATCACTCACATAATCATATGGTAATAAATGAGTTCCTAAATTTATTGTCCCTCCACTACATGGAGAAAAAATTATTTCTGCAGTTTGACCACTATAATATGGCGAAGTTATTCGTGTTATCATTTTAAATATAAATACAATCTAAAATTATTTTAAATAAAATAATTACTATCAACAACATTACCACTTGGGAAAGATGCATTTCTCTCATAGATTACGGTTCCGTTTGATAAACGTAATTCATAATATGTTGGATTAAGAGGGTCCGTTAAAACAAAATAATAATCAAAAAACGTTTCTTCAAAATATTGAGACTCGTTTCCATTAGTTGAATCAATTTGATTTATAAAATTCATCCAACTAAAGTTACAAGTTGTTGCAGATAAAGTTGGTATAAAAGTTAATGGACTACCCGAATAAGGTAATGTTCTTGTAGAATAATACGGTATTGCTAACCTTGCGGACCCTAACCAAGCACTTGGTGTTGTTGGTGTTGGTGGAGAATACATATATTGATAACCGACAAATGGTATGTCCCACTTTAACCCATTTGTTGTGGTAACATTAACATCATAAAAAGGGTTGAAATTATTAACAGTATTAACTATATTGTCTGCAACTGAATAACAATTAACACAATTTAATTGTGGATATTGATTTGTTATCGTTGATGAATTTATGGTTAATACCCAAGCACCAATACTTCCACTTGTTGTTAAAATTGAACTTGGGTGAATGGTATACGTAGTAACATTATATTGTGCGTCACCACAAGTACTATTAGTCGATAAAGGTTCAATATTTTTAAGGGTAATATATTTATAATAATTAATATTAGTTGGAGATGGAGGTGTTGGAGTCCATCCTGGTAAACTATTATATATTGACATATATGTGTTATAAAAATTATCTCTAGTTGTAAGAGAAGAACAAGTAATTGTTATCGTTGGTCCTGATTTTACAAAATTTATAACTTCTCCAGGGTTTGTAAGACAATTAGGGGTAATTTCAGTTCCTAACTGTTGACAAATAGGGTTAAAAGATAACCCTCCATTAAGACCGTATCCACCTAATGCTTGGTACGATGATTGACCAATTGTAGTATAAAATATAGTATCTAATGATTGACCTGATACTGAGTGCATATATTTAAAAATATCTTCACTACCATATGAAGGACATCCTATGGCATTTGCGGTAAAAGTAAGTACATTACATATGTCTAATGATGTATTTATTGAAGACTCAAGAATTTTAAATATTGGATTTGTCTCCAAACAACTTTCACAATTAAATGTTTCCAAACACGTAAAATATAAATCCCAACTTGTTTGAGTTATTCCTGTGTTTGGAATAACTTCTAATATTAGATAGTCACCATTATTTATTGTAAAATTAGTTAAGTTAATTGGTTTACCATAGTATGCGTTTGAATTAAAAGTCTGAATTCTTTTAGGTATTGTAGAAACCCTCCAATCGGTATTTCCAATAACGTATTGACCAACTTCAATATATTCAACAACAATTGGATCACTATAATTTGTTCCATCTTGATTAACAAAAGTTATTTTAAATTTATCGGGAACTACTTCTCCGTTAAAAGAGTATGCAAAATAAGGTTGTGTTGGATCTAAATTAAATGTGGTTGACAATGACCCTGGAACTACATTGGATCCTGGTGTAGTAGAGTATGATTTTCTACATTTATAATGTCCAATTTCGGTGCAGTTTTCACAACTGAATGATGATACAACAACATCAATATTATTAAGACAATCTAAATTTGATATTGTGGTACCACTTAAACCTGTTGAGGTATATGTTATTCCCGCAATTACAATTGCTTGTAATACTGGTGTATATGTTCCCGAAGGTATTGGAGGAGATGAAGATCCTGTTAATGGGTGGGTAACGGTATATGTTGTGTAACCCGGAATTAATGGACCATAACCACTTACTAATTGGACAATTCCATTTAAATCATACCAATAAATAACATAAGATGTTATAAAACCACATCCACCTGTTATACTACCAACAACTAATTGACCAACTGTGTTTGAACTATAACTGTCAAAACCTAAACTACAAGGAGGTAAACATAAGTTTATAGGTCCATTACTTGGTGTTGGTGTTGGGGTAGGTGTTAATGTAGGTGTTAATGTTGGTGTATATGTTGGGGTTGGAGTAATAAAATTATCAGGAAAAGTAAAATTACAACATTCACTAGACGCCGTAAAACAAACAATATATTGACCATAAACATAATCCGCAGTATAATAATAAGGGATAAGTTGAATACCGATAGGTACGGTACCACCAGTTTGAGGATAAAAAGTTATATCTCCATATTGATTTAAATAATTAAGTGAACTTATAAGTACTGTTTGCATTTTATATTTATATATATTAAGGACAAATGTTTTATGGTGTAGGTGTTGGTGTAGGATCTGGACATGTATAACAAAAACTAAAAAATTCACAAGTATTTGTACAATGATTGTAAACATAACCATCAGGACAAGAAAATCCAGTATCAAGATATTCGTTGTAAGAATCTTGTATTACGTTAGCGGAAGTTATTCCACTTGAAGTAAAAATAATATTTAGGTCACTTAATGTTGATGCGGCAATTAATTCATTTAATGTGTTATCATATATTTCACAACCAAAACCTGCAACAAGTTCGTTGTTCCACCCAAATAGTTCTAATATGTGGGGACCTGAATTTATAGTTATTGGATAAACATTCCATCTCTTAAAAGGAAGATTAGCCCCATACCATTGAGAAATTGCTAATCTTGTATTTACAATAACAGTTCCATCTAAAGTTAATTTAAAGTGATTATCGCCAGCAATACCAATGTAATATGTTTTTGTGGTCGACACATCTAAACAAACACTAAACCCAACCCAAGTATTAAATGGTCCACTACTACTATTTACCCATAAACCACATCTATTCATAGGTCCACTTGCGTTTGTTGATGTTGTGTTTTTCCATAAAAATGGCGTATTTATTATTGTATATAAACCATCAGTAATAGAATTTGTATACCCACTTACAGTATATCCAGGGTTATATACATACGTGCCAAATTGAGAACGGTCCTCGTATTGTACTGGAACTAAGGTATATGGGTTTGATGGTGGTGTTGCAGGAATTGATGAAATTGAATAACAAGTTGTTTCATTATACGCACTATATGATGGTCCGCAACTCGCACAATCGTCAATAAAACAAGATGGGGTAGCTGTTGGTGTTGGGTTTGGTGTTGGTGGGTTTGGTGTTGGTGTTGGTGTGGTTCCAGACATTACTTCATAATCTATATCGCAAACAGGGAAATAGAAATCATTTGTTTTACATTCAATAGGGTTGCAATCAGGACAATCAGGATCAAACATACTAAATTTGTCCTTTAATATTTTAAAATTGTGTTTTATTTCGGGAGCAGTTAATGGATCAACATACATTCTAAATTGTGAAATACCACCTTCAAAAGTACCACCAAAATTTTGTTCTAATAAAATATTTGTCTTCATTCCCGCAAATGTAGTCCCACTAAGAACATTTTCAGGAAATAATTCGGGGTCTTGAATATAATCTGTATAAGGTAAAGTACATGATGAAAAAATTAAATTTTCATGTAATCCTTGAGTTCCACCACCCCAAGACATATTAAATGGTACCCCAATTTGTCTTTCTTTATCAGTATCTAATGCTCTTGGAATAACTTCTTCAAAGTTTTCAATTGTGAAGAATGGTTTTCCATTAACATAGATTTTTAATCTACCCATTCTATATTCTAAATCATTTAACCATTTTTGGTTAAGTTTTACCAATTCTATTTGTTCGGGGTCAATACTACAATTTTCATGAGTATATGGTGGTTTTATTAATTTAGTGGTATCATTCACTAATGAATCCAAATATTTTAATTCTGTTATATCACCCAATCCTCCTCTCCATTGTAAATCACAAGTATCAAGCCAAGTATATCTTCTCCACACAACATCAATCAACATCCATTTTTCTAAATCAAAAAATGAATCACATCTTGTTAAACAATAATCATAAATTCCATTTGGGGAACAATAAGTATCAATTGTATATCCTGTCATTTGTGTTATCCCTGTTGTTGCACAACTTCCTGTTGTAACACAATCACCGGTAAATCTTAATACTTTAACACATATTTTTGGATTTTTTGGGTCTCCTGAAAATTTAACAGAAAACGCATTAGATAATGAATCCCATAAAGGATCTTTTTCACAAGTATCTTCTATTGATGTGTAACCTGTGGTTGCACAAGTAATACAATCAATACATTCATCACACGTATCACAATCAGGACAAGGTGCATCACAAGGAGGAGTTACTTCACAATAAACAGGTGATGGGGTTGGAGTTGGTGTTGGTGTAGGGGTTGGTTGACAAGGTTTACACAATAATGGAACAATTGGCATTGGTGTTGGGGTAACTCCCGTTATAAGAGCACAAGGGTGAGTTTTACATTCCCAACCACATGTACCACAAGGTTCCTCACCACAATCACAACCGCAATAACGTTTTTGTTCCTTACAGACATCACACCCATAATTAATATGGTAGTCGTGGATTCCATCAACAGATCTTGGTGGGTAAACAAAAATACATCTACTATTTGTCACACCCGTGTTACAACATGCACACGTTACTAAACAATCTGTTAATCCTGATGTTACTCTTGTATAACCTGTAAAACATTTTGGATGTCCATCGGCATGGTGATAAAACTTATTTTCAGCTCTTGTACCTAAATAAAAAAATGTATTTTTATTCTCAGGATAAATTTCATTTAATGTTGTGTTACCTAAACTAGGAATTCTATCGTTAATAATTCTTGGTTTTAATACCATTTCCACCGACCAACCTTTATTGGTTCTTTCGGGTAATGCTTCATAATCATAACCAAATAATTTATAAAACCCTTGATAAAAACCACCATATAACTTATGGTATTTACCAACATTAGGATCTACGGTGCTTTCAATTTCATATAAAGTATTTTTAGGTATTCCTGAAAATCTATTATATTGTGAAGTATATCCCGTAACTTGGAACATCTTCATTCTTCTATCAAAATAAGTTCTTTGAAATTTTTCTGTTTGATTAAATAATCCATTAGTAAATGTGATTGTTTGACCAACTAAAGATGTTACTAAACCATTATCCATTCCAACTAAACCTATGTCACAAGCACTCTGAGCACTAAAACAAGTAAGATCTAAATTATCTGGGTTATAATAGTTTTCAGAAACAACTAAATTTCTATAATCATATTGACCATATGTAAGTGTTAAATTTTGTGTGGTGTTTGAACTATTAAGGTCATAATAAACAGGTAATCTATTTCCATATGTTTGGGCAATAAGATATGGTGAGAATACAACCTCTTGATTGTAATCTACCTCATCAGAAGATATTGACATATCTGACGCATCTAAAGCAAAACTTATTTTTAGTTTTGGATATGCGTACTGATTAATGTTCTGTTGTGCCATCTTTTTTTAAATAAATACCACAAATGAAGTATTTATTATAAAAAATACTTATGATGAGTAAAATTAGTGAAGGACTTAAAAAATATAAAAATGCTGCAACTAGTGAGGCAAAAGAAACTAGATTGTTAGTAAAAATATTAATGTCTGCAGCAAAAGAATATAAAAAAGATAGAAAGTTTAAATTAGACACTGAAGAAGTTCAATTTATTAAAGATCAATCTCAAGACATTTTAAAATTAATTCCTTTAATTGTACTTCAAATATTACCTGGTTCTATGATCGCAACACCATTTATTATTGAATTAAGTAAAAAATTAGGAATTAAGTTAAATAGTAAAATACCCGAAAAACATCAAGAAGAAAAAAATGATGGTGAAATATCAGAACTTGTTAATGCTGATGGGTCAATGGTTGGAAAAAGTACACCAATACTTCAGTTAGACATGCACCCAAGAAAAACAATGGACCAAACTGTTGTTGCAACAAGACAAACAAATAATCCAATGGTTAGAGGATACCGAGTTTACTACGGTGAATCTGAAGAAAAGGATGATGAAAAAATATTAGACGAGTATAATTTGAAACCTACGTTTGCTTATGATGAAACAGAAGATGTTTCAACATATGACGAAGCAGATGAGGTATTAGATGATTTAGGAATAGAAGATCCTTTTGAAAGACACGAAAGATTGGAAACATTAGGGTTTGATCCTCAATTGGACAAACAATTAAAACAAGAAAAGAAAAGAGGTGAATGTAAAAATTGTTTTACCAAAAGAAGATTGTCGGAATTAGAAAACCAAAAAATGGTTAGAATGATTGATGAAATATTATTGGGTAAAAAATCTAATTCAAATGAAGTTGTTAAAAAAACTAAAGAAGAAGATGAAGATGAGAAATCACCAATTAGTAAAATATTAATGAGAAATATTGAATCAATTAAAAAAATAGCAGAAAGAGAAGGATTATCATTAAATAAATTAATCAAACATTTTAAAGAAAGTGAATAAGGAGCTATACGATAAAGTAATACCGTTACCAAAAGAATTGGTGGAGTACTTACAACAATGTTTTGATCAGGTCCCAAACTCGGATGCTTCCGTTGAGGGTCACAAAAGAAATGAATTTTTGCGTGATAAAAAACAAGCAACCTTCCAACAATTAGAAAGAATTGAAAATTGGTTTAAATATTATGATGGTCAAAAAGAATCCGCACCATATATATTAAACGGTAGTGATTACATGAGAAGTTGGGTGACTCAAACTATTGATGGTTTAAGAAGAGGAACAACAACACCTGAAATAGTAAATGATGTTATGCCTGATGATGTTAATGATGATCTTGTTGATGATATGGGATGGTTATCAAATATGAATAGAGACGTTAAATCACATAAAGATGTGAATGATGATATAAAAATAACAGAAACCTTAAGAAGGATAAACGATATAATGAAAAAAATAATTTAATATGCCAGTTACAGAACCACTTAATTTTAATCAACCCGACAATGAGTTATCTCAAATTGCGGTACAACAAAGATCTAAATTATTCCCAAAGAATGATTATAAAGATACTAATAAATATTCTGTCACAAATCCTGATGCAATTTCCGATGGAGATGATACTGGTAAAGGAACTGGAATATTTTTAGATACAGCTAATGGAGGATCTTCAATTGATATTCTTGAAAGAAAGAATGAAATTAAAATAAATGAATATCAACCAAATAAGCCTTATTCGACACCATCGGCATAATGAAACTTTACAATACTTTAAAAGATGTTATTCTTGAGGTAGTCGCCGTTAATTCAGTTACAGACACAATTAAAAAGAAACAAAAAATTGTGATGTACTATGATGGTGACGAACCAGGAGGTAAAGGTTTGCGTTTAATTGAACCAGTATGTTTTGGGTATAGTAAGTCGGATAATCCGGTATTAAGAGCTTGGGATTTAGAAGGAGCTTCTCATACCGCTTACAATGGAGAACAACCTTTACCTGGTTGGAGATTATTTCGATTGGATAAAGTACTAACCTATAAACCATCGGGAGAAAATTTTACCTCACCAAGACTTGGATATAACCCTAAGGGTGATAAAAGTATGAATAGAGTTATTATTAACTCTGTTTTTGACCAAAATGAGGAAGAAACAATTGAAAGTTCTATTAATGATATTGTAACAGATGTAGTTAATTCAATGATAAATGTAATAATTCAAAAAAATGGTGAGGATTATTTAACTAACATTGATTTATCAAAAGCAGCAGAATCATATAAACAAATTTATCAAGAGTTGGAAAAAAGATTAAATAGAAAATTAAGTGATGAAGATAAAGATAACTTTAGACAACAAATACAAAATTTAATCCAACAATCACAAAGTCTAATAATAAATAATTTAAAATAAAATGGGATCTGAACAAGAACTAATCGAAAAATTAATGATTTCCAAAAAAATTATGGACAAACATAATAATATGGGTAGAGGTCAATCACAAGGAAATGACCTAACAAGTCCTATGGTGGAAGAATTTACACCAATAAAAGGACAATACAATTTACCACAAGAATTTTTATCTGAAGAAAGTACAATACCAAAACAAACTAACAACGAATTACCAACATCAGAAAGAATACTCAATTCAAGATTACCAGATGAAATAAAAAGATTAATGATGGAACACCCAATACAACAACCAACTATGGGTACATCTACAGGTTCTGTATTATCTAACGAATTGATTGAGAAAGCAACAAGATTGATGAATAATACACCAAAGGGAGAAACAAATAAACAACAACACCCACAACAAAAAATTAATGAAAGTGTTTCTAATTCTAATTTAAAAGATATTATCAGAGAAACAATGGAAGATGTTTTAAAAGAAAATGGGTTATTGGTTGAGTCAGAAACAAGCAGTAATGATTTATTTAAGTTTAGAGTTGGTGAACATATTTTTGAAGGTAAAATTTTAAGAGTTAAAAAAGTAAGTAAGTAACCAATATTTTAATTTATTAACCCCCATTCTTATTTAGTTTGGGGGTTTTTTTGTTATTATAATCCCAATAAATATGGTAAAGACTATTATCACATTATTAAACAAAAAAAATCTAAGGATATATGGGAAGAAGATAGGATAAGAGTTGACAATATTAAAAAAAATGGTTATAATTTAGAAGTTATATGGGAATGCGATTTAAAAACCCCTTATTACCTTAACACAATATTAAAAAAATATGAAAGAAAAGATTAAAGTATTAGTTCTACCATCAGATAAATCGGGAGTTGGAAAATTTCGATCTGTTGACCCCCACATTATGTTACAAAATATGTACCCTGATGATTTTCACGTAGATATTGATTACGAACCAAAAATTAACGATATAAATTATTGGAAAAAATATCAGATTGTACATATACATAGAAATATTGGGCAAACTTACGAGGAAACTCCTCAGATAATTGAATGGTTAAAGTTAAATGGTATCATTGTAATTGTTGATATTGATGATTATTGGTTACCGACAAAAGAGCATCCGATTCATCAATTAATTATACAAAATCAAATTCATAAAAAAATTGTTAATAATTTAAAAGTTGCGTCATATGTGACAACAACAACCAAAATATTTGCTGACGAGATTAGAAAATTTAATAAAAACGTAGAAGTTTTTGCAAATGCAATAAATCCTAAAGACCCTCAATTTAATGAACCAACACTACCCTCAAATAAAATTAGAGTTGGTTGGTTAGGAGGTTCATCACATCTACACGATTTAAGGTTGATGAATGGTTTTATATCAAAATTAACTCCACTACAGGATAAACTACAATATTTTATTTGTGGGTTTGACATAAGGGGGTCTGTTACTGAAATTAATAAAGAAACTGGCGAACAAAAACAAAGACCAATCAAACCTGAGGAAACTGTTTGGGCGAGATATGAAGAAATCTTTACTGACAACTATAAAATTGTTACTCCAAAATACAAAGAATTTTTAAGTAAGTTTGAGGAAAAAGAATTTTTTGGTTGGGAGAATGAAAATTATGTTCGAGTTTGGACAAAACCTGTAACAACATATGCAAAAAATTATTCTAAATTTGATATTTCATTGGCTCCAATTCAGAATCACATTTTTAATAGAATGAAATCTCAATTAAAAGTTATTGAGGCTGGATTTTATAAAAAAGCGTTAATTGCTTCAAATGTTGGTTCTTACACAATTGATTTAAAACATGCCTTACACCAAGGTCAATTTACTGATGGAAATGCGTTGTTAGTAAATGATTCCAATAATCACAGTGATTGGGCTAAAAATATTAAAAAATTAGTTGAGAATCCAAATATGATTGTTGATTTAGGTGAAAGACTTTATGAAACAGTTAAAGACAGATATGATCTTAATAATGTAACAAAAGAAAGAGCAGAATTTTACAAATCCTTAATTAAATAAAAAATGATAAATATACCGATTACAAAAATTTTATTCCTTGACATCGAAACGGTGGGGATAACAAAAGATTATGATTCTTGTGTGGAATTATATCCAAGATTGTCTGAACAATTTGACAAATATTTCGATTGGTTCTTAAAAAGATTCCCTGAGGATGCACTTGAGGGTAAGAATGAAAGTGAACGTAAGAATTTAATTTTTGCAACAAGAACTGCGTTGGTACCTGAGTTCGCTAAGATTGTTTGTGTGAGTGTTGCATTTGTTATGGACAACAATGAAATTAAAAAACAAACATTCTCAGGTGATGATGAAGGAAAAGTGTTAAAAGATTTACAAACTTTATTAAATCGTTGTGGTAAATTGGATTTTCACTTATGTGGACACAACTTAAAGAATTTTGATATCCCAATGATTGCTAAAAGAATGATCATTAATGGATTAAAACCATCTTCAATTTTACCTTCATATGATACAAAACCTTGGGAAGTTAAGGCAATTGACACAAAAGACGTATGGCAATACGGAGCGTATACCGCAATTGGATCATTAGATTTAATGTGTTCTTGTTTGGATATACCAACACCAAAAGGTGGAGCTGTGACCGGAGATAAAGTACATGATTGTTATTGGAACAAAGGTATGTTAAAAGAAATTGGGGAATATTGTGAACGAGATGTTGACGTATTGATTGACGCAATCATTAAATTAAAACAATTAAAATAATGGATAAAAATAAGGTTAATGAGTTTGAGGATATGATGAAACGAGTTAGTTCTCTTGAATCATCATTTGATGATGAGGAATTTGATTATAATCTTATTATTGAAGAGTTTGGATTAGACATTGAAGAATTAGAAAGAACAATGGAATCTATGCAACCAACAATTAAAGTTGGATATCGTAAATCTTCGGATCATGCAATTGAACCATCTTATTCATATCCAACAGATTCAGGAATGGATTTATTTTCAACTGAAACAATTACCATTAAATCTTTTGGTCGAGAACTAATCCCAACGGGAATTCATTTTGATATTCCCGAAAATTATGAAATACAAGTTAGGTCAAAAAGCGGATTAGCAATTAATCAAGGACTAATGGTTTTGAATTCTCCGGGTACAATAGATCAAGGGTATACGGGAGAAATTAAAGTTATTATTTTTAACACAACAAATAGTGAAGTTATTATTGAAAAAGGACAAAAAATTGCTCAAGCGGTAATGACTCCGGTTGTTTGCGGTAAATGGATTCAATTAGTTAAGGTTAATGATATATCAAATAAAGATAGAGAACATAATGGTTTTGGTAGTACTGGCATATGATAACAATAATTTATTCAACACATAAAGACGAAATATATAATAACAAATTTAAACAACATTTGTTACAAACGGTTGGACTTAAAGATGTTCAAGTATTAGAATATGTTAATCATAATCAATATTCACTTTCACATGTTTATAACAACGGAGTAATAGAATCAATTTATGATGTTGTTGTTTGTTGTCATAACGACATTAAACTTGAAAAAAATTGGGGTAAAAAATTATTGGAAGATTTTTCTAATAACCCCGAATTCGGTATAATTGGAAAAGCCGGATCTTGTTATTTTCCTGAGTCAGGTGTTTATTGGGAAAGAATGAATTTAACTATGGTTGGTCAAGTTTATCACCATCCCGAAGGACAGAAAAAATGGATTAATAGATATTCACCTAAATTACCTTTTTTAATACCGGTTGTAACCATAGATGGTTTATTCCTCTCGTTTGATAAAACAAAAATTAAACATGCGTTTGATGAAACAATTGGTAAGTTTCACTTCTACGATCATTTATTCTGTGTTCCAAATTATTTAGATGGAGTTAAAATTGGAGTTACCTCATCATTTGAAATTACTCACGAATCTGTGGGAAGACCAAATCAAGAATTTTGGGAAAGTAAAGAAAAGTTTATTGAGAAGTGGGGGTCTAATTTACCTTTAGATTTAAAACCAGAGTACCCATATGTTCCAATTATAAAAACAAAGCCAATAAAGAATGTTGGTAAAGTTGCAGTTATTATCCCAACTAAAGGAAATTTAGAATTATTGTTTAACTGTGTTGATTCATTATATGAACATTGTGATAAAAATATGTTTGATGTTTTTATTGCCGATACAGGATCTACTGATGAAGAAAAAAACAAAATTAAGGAAAAATATTTAAATTATAATATTAATTTAATAGAGTATGATTATTATAATTTTGCAAAAATTAATAATGACGTTGTTAAAAACCATATTGGTAAAGATTATGAATTTTTATTATTTTGTAATAACGATATAAAGATTTTAAATAATGTTATACATGAAATGGTTAGGATCTTAAAATTAAATACTAAAGTTGGAATTGTTGGGTCACGATTACATTATGAAGATAATACATTACAACACTCCGGAATCTTTATGTACCTCAACCAAATCGATAAAACTATAAATGTAACCCATAATAATTCAAATTCATATTTCAATTACGTAGTTGAAAATAATGAAGTTGCTGGAAATACAGCGGCCTTAATGATGACACGTAAAGATTTGTTTATAAATATTGGAATGTTTAATGAGTTATATGACTATTGTTGGGAGGATGTTGAATTAAATCTAAAATGTATTTTAAAAGGATATATTAATATTATATCAGGTAAATCAGTGGCATTTCATTATGAATCAAAAACAAGAAACATTGATAAAGAAAATACTGAAATAACTTCCCAATATTCCAATATATTAATACCATTTATTCAAAAAAATGTTGATAAATTAAAAAAATATTTTTATATTAAACAATAAAGATGGAAAATATTATAACTTTTATTATACCCTCATTAAATAGATTTACTATTCTTAATTCTATTGAGTCATTAAAAAATCAAACAAACCCAAATTGGAAATGCATTATTATTTATGATGGTGTGGATGGGACACCATTTGATGATGAAAGAATAATAATAATTAAAATTGATAAAAAAGGGTTAGTTGGTCCAAGTAACGGACAATCAGGTTTAGTTAGGAACGAAGGAATAAAATTGTGTGAAACAGAATGGATTGGATTTTTAGATGATGATGATACAATTCATCCTGACTATGTAAAAAAATTATTTGAAGAATATTCTAACTACGATTTTGTTGTATGGAGAATGAAGTATCAAAATGGATTAATTCTTCCTGAACCACATAGAACCGATTTAATATTTGCTAGAGTTGGGATATCTTTTTGTTACAAAAATAAATTTGATAAATTATTATTTGATAATAACAGAGATGGTGAAGACTTTGATTTTTTATCCAAATTAAAAAATTTAACAAGTAATTGGGTTATTACCCCTGAAGTATATTATAATGTAAGACACTAGTATGAAAATAACGGAATTTTTTGATAAAACATATTGTATTAATTTAGAGCGAAGGTCAGATAGATGGGAAGAATGTCTTAATGAATTTAAAAAATACGAGTTAACAGGAATTGACAGGTTTATTGCGGTAGACGGAAAAAAGTTAAACCAAACCTCATCGGGATTTATGACACCATCAAGGTTGGCATTAGTTAAAACTAATGTTAATATATTGGAGGACGCGATTAAAAATAATTATAATTCAATATTAATTTTAGAAGATGATGTTGAATTTACAGATCAAGTTAAAAATATGGAACCATTCTTTAAGTCATTACCTGAAGATTGGGATATGTTATATTTTGGAGGAAACCATAATACTCATATGGGAAAAAAACCACCTAACTTAGTTAACGACAAAGTTTGTAAATTACATTACACATTTAGTACTCACTGTGTTGCAATAAATAAAAAATCATTTGTTGAAGTTTTAAATAGAATAAAAAAATATGATAACGCTTTAGATGTTATTTACGTTGAGTTACAAAAATTATTAAATGTTTATTCTTTTTATCCATTAATTGCAACCCAAAGAGTTAGTTTTAGTGATATAGAAAATAAGATGACAGATTATAAATGGTTGATAAAGTGATTTATGAATTTTATAACAACAAATCATAGGGGTGGTATTGGTAATGTAATGTTTAAACTTGCGGCATCAATCAGTATGTCAATTGATAATGGGGTTGATTATGTTTTTTCTAAAGAATTTATAAGACCTATCGATCCTGATTATAAAAATTATGATAATAATATTTTAAGAAATTTTAATTTTATTGATAGATTACCACAGAAGTATTATGTTTATAATGAAACTAATTTTAATCATCAACATATTAATTATATTAAAGAAACTAATTTATTATTAGATGGATACTTTCAGAGTGAAAAATATTTTATAAATAATAAACAAATTATTATAGATATTTTTAAACCTACGGAAGATATTAAAAATGAGATATTAAAAAGTTTGCCTGAAGTTAATAATTATGTTTCTATACATATTAGAAGAGGTGATTATTTAAAACACCCGAATCATCACCCACAACAATCTGAAGAATATTATAAAGAGGCAGCAAAAATTATTGGTATAAATAATACTTTTTTAATTTTTAGCGATGATTTAGAGGGGATTAAAAATATGTTTGATTATTTACCCAATAAAATATTCTATACTTCGGGTAAAGATTGGTTAGATTTATATACGATGAGTTTATGTAAAGATAATATAATTTGTAATAGCACATTTAGTTGGTGGGCAGCATATTTAAATCCAAATAAAGACAAGAAAGTAATAACAACAAATAAATGGTTTGGACCTGCAAATGCTCATCTTAACACATCAACTTTATTCCCATCGGAATGGATAATCCTTAATAAATAAGAAATGGAAAAAATATACTCAAAAGTAGAAACGGACAAACTATTACACGTAATTAATAGATTGGATGATATTAATGGTAGAACAGAAGTTATACCTGAAAATAATTTTATTCAATGTGCAACATTAAAGATGGAAAAAGATAAAACATTTCCACCACATAAACATATTACTAAAGATAGACACTATACGGAACAAATTGCTCAAGAATCTTGGGTTGTTATTAAAGGTAGTGTTAGATGTATATTGTTTGATATTGATGATCAAATTATTGCGACCCCAATTTTATATTCAGGAGATGCAAGTTTTACCCTTTATGGTGGTCACACATATGAAATACTTGAAGAAGATACGATTGTTTATGAATATAAAACAGGACCATATGAGGGTCAATCTTTAGATAAAACATTCTTATAAAATGATAAATATTATAGGTAATGATGTTATGGTGGATTCCGATGTTTTAATTAAACAAGAAACTGTTATTAAAGGATCACATATTGCAATTGATAAAGGATTTTATTGCACTACAAAAATTGATATAGGGGATTATGTTCACATAAGCCCATATGTTACTGTTATAGGTGGTAAAGATTCTGAGTTTATAGTAAAAGGATTTAATAATATTATGGCGGGTGCTAGAATTATTTGCGGATCTGACAGATTTGATGATAGTGGTTTATTTGGTGCCATGATACCAAATGAATTAAAAGGCAATCAAATTATTAAACCTGTGATAATGGAAGAATTTTCTAACATAGGTACTAATGCAATTGTTTTACCTGGATCTTTTTTACGAAGAGGTGTATTGTTAACTGCGGGTAGTCTTTTAATTGGTGATACGGAAGAGTGGGGGGTTTATAAGGGTAATCCCGCTGTGTTAGTTAAAAAAATTGACCCCACAAAAATAATTGAGAATGCTAAAAAATTAGGTTATGATTTATATAATAGGAGATAGTCACGTTTCAGTTTTTTCTGGAACAGATAAAACATATGATGGTAAACGACATATTCAACCAGAGTTTGGAACGTGTTACACTTTATCTTTAGGTCAATTAAAAGAACACATTAATCGTTTCGAACAAAAGATACCTTACTTTTGCCCCATAAAAATAGGGTCAAATACGGCATATAATTCTTTTAATAAATTACAAAGAATTGAACAAGCAATAGAAGAATATAATGTAACTAAAAACGATTATGTTTTTTTATGTTTTGGTGAGATAGATATTAGAAATCATATTGGGTTTAACGTAATTAAAAACAATATTAGTATTGTTGAGGGGATAAAGATTTGTGTTGATAGGTATATGGAAACGGTTTTATATTTAAAAAATAAAAACATAAATGTAGGTGTATATGGGTCACCCCCATCCTCAGTGGGTAATTTATCACCTATTGACTTTGGGGATGTAATAAAAAGAAATGAAATGACAATAGAGTTTAATAAATATCTTAAAACAAAGTGTTTAGAAAATAATATACCATTTAAAGATATATCAAAAAAGTTAATGTTACCTGATGGGGGTACAGATCCAAAGTATATAATGGATGACATACATCTTTCTCAAGAATCAATGCCATTTATACTAACAGAATTTTCTGACATAATAAATAATAATTTAATATAAATGTTACAATTTCACACATATGGGGATAGCCACGCATCAGAACATGGTGGTTGGAAAAGTATAAATATTGATGGGTTAACTATAGTGGTTAATTGGTTAGGACCTAAATTAATGTATAGTTTTGGTAGGGATAAAAACATAATAGTTAATAATAATCGAATTAATGTTGGTGACTATATTTGTTTTTGTTTTGGTGAAATAGATTGTAGGGTCCATATAAACAAATATGAACCTAATTGGATGGGGACTATTGATAATTTAGTAACTGAATATTTTATTGCAATATCTAAAAATGTATCGGGGTTAAATGTAAAAACTTGTGTATATAACGTGGTACCACAATTAGAAAGATCTTTACCTGAAAATAGATGGATAACTAAGTGGGATGAAGAAAATTGTCACCTACCCGATATATTACCCGCTCAAGGTACAGATGAAGACAGAGTTAGGTATAGTCTTTATATGAATGAAAAAATTAAAGAAAATTGTATAAAATACGGATATATATTTTTCAATATATATGATAAATACATAAATGAAAAAGGATTTTTAAATCCTGAATATTCAGACACTAATTGTCATATAAAAGATCCAATTTTCATAAAAGAAAACTTAATAAAATTAATTAACAATGAATTATAATTTAAAATTTGTACCCCTTTTTCCTGAGTCACCAATTTCAGGTGTGGGTATGGCGGGTAATATATTAATAGTTATTAATGAACTATTAATAATGAATGAAGGTGATGGGGTGTGGGTAGATATGGGGTCCTATAAATCTATTTGTTACGATAACTTAGATTATACTAATAATGCTTGGGAATACTATTTTACCCAAAACAAAAATTTTGAGGGTGGTAAGGAAATATTATTGAAACCACCTAGACCCGCTATGATTAATTACAACTATCCGTACACACAAATAGATAGTTTAATTATAAGATCTAAAAAGTTGTTCTACGATAATTTTAAAATAAAAGATGATATATTAGATGAGGTGAACCAATTCTTTGAAATAAATTTAAAAAATAAAATAACATTAGGTTGTCAGATTAGATTGGGGGATATGGTTAAAACTCATGACGTACCAAATATTGAGGGTTACTGGAATAAAATTTTAAATATTTTAAAAGAGAATCCTCAGATAGAACAAATTTTTTTGGCTACCGATGATGACGAAGCAATAGAATTTATATCTAAAAAAACACCAATACCAATACTTTACCAAAAAAATATTTATAGAACTTCAAGTGAATCCCCTTATGAGAGACTTAATTCTGAAAGAGAAAATCACGGATATAATCTATGTAGAGAAGTTTTAATAGATATGTTATTATTAACTAAATGTGATTATTTTTTAAGATCTAAAATATCTGCGGTTTCCTTAATCACTACAATTTTATCTGAAAATATAAAAAAAATATACAACACATAATAATGGGTAGAGTTAAAATTAATATGATTGGTGGAGGTTTCCAACATAGTATCTCAACAAACGATTTACCCCCAAAATTTATCGAATGGACTAAAGATGGGTCCGCAGAAATTTCTATTCACATTGATAAAAGTATTCCTATACCAACAAACCCATTAAAAAAAAATTACGCTTGGTTGTGCGAATCAAAAACCATAATTGGTCCTTTATATATTTGGTGTCAAAATAATATTGAGTTTTTAAAATTAAATTATATAAAAGTTTTTACTCACGATGTGTGGTTATCAAGTATATCAGATATTTTTGAATTGACATTATGTAGTGGTAAATCATATTTTTCCCACGGTGAAATATATCCAAAAACTAAATTGGTTTCTATGATTGCATCAAACAAAACTATGTGTTCGGAACACATTTATAGACAACAAATTATTCAAAAATTTTCCAATAAATGTGATCATTTTGGTAGAGGTTATAACCCCATAAATAATAAAGAAGATGGGTTAAAAGATTATTGTTTTTCATTTGCAATGGAGAACGCAACATATTCAAATATGTTTACGGAAAAAATTACAGATTGTTTTATGACAGGAACGATTCCAATTTATTATGGGATTAGTAATATTGGGAATTACTTTAATACGGATGGAATAATAATATTAGATGATAACTTTAAAATTGAAGATTTATCATTTGAACTGTATCATAGTAAAATAGATTCGGTTATAGATAACTTTAAAAGATCAATTGACTTTCCCCTTGCGGAGGACTATATTTTTAAAACCTTCATTGAAGGTAAATAAAAATAAAAATATTTTATTATGTCATTTGAAATTATATCTAATTTTGAAAAATCAATCTCTAATTTTTTTGGGTCTCCTTACGCAATTGCCGTTGATAGTTGTACTCACGGGATTGAGTTATGTTTAAGGCACACTAAAGAAACAAAAATAAATGTACCAAAAAGAACTTATCTATCTGTACCATTTTTAGCTGAGAAGATGGGTTTAGAACGAGAATGGAGAGATGAGGAGTGGGAAGATTACTATACATTAAATTATAATGAAAAAAGAATAATTGATGCTGCAGTTCTTTGGAAAAAAGACAGTTATATTCCAAATACATTTATGTGTGTTAGTTTCCAATATCAAAAACACCTATCTTTAGGTAGAGGTGGTGTTATTTTACTTGATAATGAGGATGACTATCTTACCTTAAAAAAAATGTCCTATGATGGAAGACTACCTAACATTCCATGGCGAGACCAAAATATTGATACAATTGGGTTTCATTACTATATGACCCCTGAAACCGCAAAGTTAGGTTTAGATAAATTAGAAGATGCAATCAATACACCACCAAGAAAATGGTTTGTAACAGATTGGCCTGACTTAACAGAAATGAAAATTTTTTTTTAATAAATAAATAACAAATATAAAATAATGAAAAAAGCATTTATCACAGGTATAAACGGACAAGACGGATCTTATTTGTCGGAATACTTATTAGACTTAGGATATGAAGTTCATGGTATCATTCGTAGAAATTCAGTCCCTGAAAACCAACAAAGTAGATTAACAGATGAAATTAGAAATAAATTACATATATACTATGGTGACCTTTTGGATCAAGGTAGTTTAGAAAGATTATTAAGTGATATACAACCAGATGAAATATATAATTTGGCAGCTCAAAGTCACGTTAGAATTAGTTATGATATTCCACAATTTACTGTTCAAACAAACGCAATAGGGGTCATTAACATTTTAGAAGCATATAGAAGAGCTTGTCCAAACTCAAGATTTTATCAAGCGAGTTCATCAGAAATGTTTGGTAGTTCAGTTGATGGTGATGGGTTCCAAAGAGAAACAACAACTATGACACCAGTTTCACCATATGGTTGTTCAAAAGTGTTTGGATATAATATTGTAAGAAACTACAGAAAGGCATATAAATTACATGCATCAAATGGTATTTTATTTAACCATGAATCACCAAGAAGAGGGTCAAATTTTGTTACAAATAAAGTTGTTAAAACTGCGGTTGAAATTAAACTTGGATTAAATGATAAATTAGTTTTAGGTAATTTAGATTCTTATCGTGACTGGGGTCACTCAAAAGATTATGTTAAAGCAATGCATTTAATTATAAATAACGATGTCCCTGATGACTTTGTTGTTTCAACAATGGTCACACATTCAGTAAGAGATATGGTTGAGTATGTATTCGAAAAATTAGATTTAGATTATACAAAATATATAAGTCTGGATCAAAAATTTATAAGACCTGAAGAATTAGATTATTTAAAAGGAGACTCAACAAAAATTAGAACCCAATTGGGTTGGGAACCTGAGTATACATTTGAAACAATGTTAGATGAAATGATTAAATTTTGGTTAGAATATTATGGAAAAAAATAAAATTGTAGGTATTACTTGTAGTACGTTTGATCTGCTACACACAGGACATATTATTATGTTAGAAGAATGTAAAAGACATTGTGATTATTTAATATGTGCATTACAAAACGATCCAACAACAGATAGAAAAGATAAAAATAAACCAATCCAATCTCTTGTAGAAAGATATATACAATTGGATGTGGTAAAATATGTTGATAAGATAATCCCCTACAACAATGAAGAAGAGTTAGAAGAACTTTTTAGTTCTTTGGATTTGGATGTCCGAATAATTGGTGAGGATTATAAAGACAAAAACTACACAGCAAAAAGTATTTGTCAAAAAAGAGGAATTAGAATTATTTACAATAAACGAGAACATAATTATTCAACATCAAACCTTAGAAAAACTATTTATGATGAAGAATGTAAAAAAAGATTTATTAGGTAAAATATGGCAATAAGAAAAAAACCAGATCCAATAATTAAATTGGAATCTAAAGATTCTAAACCTTTCACAAAAAAGGATTTAATCAATTCGATAATTAAACGAAAACAAAAAAACAAATTTTTATCTAAACACCAAGAAGATTATTATAACATTTTAAAGAATAATCAAATTACGGTTGCTTCGGGACCTGCGGGTGTTGGTAAGAGTTTTATTGCAATGAAGGCGGCGGTCGATCTTTTGGTAGACACAAATAACTCATATGAGAAAATAATCATTGTTAGACCGGCAGTTGAAGCAGAAGAGAAATTAGGTAGTCTTCCCGGAGGTCTTGAAGAAAAGTTAGACCCATATATTTTCCCATCTTATTATTTATTAAATAAAATTATTGGTAAAGAATCTAGAGAAGAATTAAAGAAGGCAGAAATTATTGAGGTGTTCGCATTAGCTTATATGAGAGGTATGAATATAGACAACTCAATCTTAATTTTTGAAGAGGCACAAAATTCAACCCCTAACCAAATGAAATTGTTGTTAACAAGAATTGGGTATAATAGTAAATTTTTTATTTCTGGAGATCTTGAACAGACTGACAGATATAAAGATAAAAAACAATCAGGATTATACGATGCAATACAAAAATTTGCTAATGTTCCCGACATTGGTGTTTATGATTTTAGGGACGCTAAGAACGTTAGAAACCCATTAATTACTAAAATATTATCAGAATATGACAAAGAGAGTAGGGATTGAGATTAATGGGGTATTAAGAGACACTATTGGAAAGTTTACAGAACTTTATGAAAAACATATGATCGATAAGAATCATTATGAATCAACGGATAAAACATATCAAATAGAATTTTCTGGAGATACTGAAGAAATTCTTGAACTTAATGAAAATACCAATGATAATAAATTTGAATATAAAATTTTAAGTCCTGTAACATCTTTAGATTTAGAAAACCATTTTTTGTTTAAAGATAAAGATGAACTTTATTCTTTTATGTATGAGGATTATACTATGGAGTTATTTGGTCACGCACCATCAACAGAAATGATGACCTTTAATTTATTAAACGACATATATTATAATTTAAGAGATACTCACGATTTAATAATTGTGTCTGACGAAATTGGAAGATCAAAACCATCTTCATTATTTTTCTTATCTAAATTTGGATGTTTAGTTGAAAAAATATTTTTTTATAGTGAAATAACAAAAAATAACATGTGGAATGACATAGACATTTTACTTACAGCAAATCCTAACCTATTATTAAATAAACCATCAAATAAGATAGTAATAAAATACATAACTCATTTTAATAAAGACATTGAATCTGAGTATAGTGTTTCATCTCTATCCGAATTTGAAGATAAATTAAAAAAAATAATAAAAAATGTTTAAAATATTTGATGAACACTACTATATAGATTTAGACTCAATTGAAGAATGTACAAGAATTAGGTCTAATGATGAATTATCAGGTGATACTGAAAATCAAATTCACGTTGTTAAATATGAAACCATTAAATTTTTATTGGAAATTATAATGACAGAAAATGAAGCAATTGATCAAAAATTGGGAATGAATTCAAATGATATAACTATACCATTTAAAATTGCATTTAATACCTTACTTTTTAAAAAAATAATAAATAAATTATAAATATATGAACGAAGAACAAATAACAAAATTAGAAAGATCAATCCAAAATATGAAGGATAAATCTTCAAGAATTTATTTTGTGGTACAAGATACCAAAGGAAATGCTAAGGCATCGATAAAATACATTTATCAGATGGCAATGGCACTTAAATCTGATGGATATAATCCAATAATTTTACATGAAAAACCTGATTATTTTGGGGTATCCGATTGGTTAGGTGAAAAATACATGACAGATTTAACACATAAATCAATTGAGGGTAATAATTTAGAAATTTCTCCTGATGATTTAATTATTATTCCAGAAATTTTTGGATTTGTAATGGATCAAATAACTAAATTACCTTGTGGTAAAATTGTTTTATGTCAAGCGTATGATCATATTTTTGAAACTTTACAACCGGGACAAACATGGTCACAATTAGGGTTTAATAAATGTATTATAACATCTGAAAAACAAAAAGAGTACGTTAATTCCGTAATGAGAAATGTGTCATTTAGTATTATTGAACCGGTAATTTCTGAAGTATTTGAAAAACAAGAGTTACCACCTAAAACAATTATCTCAATTCATACAAGAGAGCACAGGGATACTGTAAATTTAATTAAAACTTTTTACTCTAAATTCCCACAATATAGATGGATTACTTTTAGAGATATGAGAGGTCTATCTGAAGTTGAGTTTGCAAACGCAATGAAAGAAAGTTTTGTATCAGTGTGGGTGGATCCAACAAGTGGGTTTGGAACATTTCCTTTAGAGTCAATGAAGATGGGTATCCCCGTAATTGGTTTGACACCTAATTTAGTTCCGGAATGGATGAATGAAGATAATGGAATATGGATCAATAATGTCAATATGTTACCAGATGTAATTGCAGATGTAATACAAAATTGGTTAGAAGACAATTTAAATCCTGAATTATATAATGAAATGGAAAAAACAATAACTAAGTATACAGACGTTACTAACTTCAATGATGTGGTAATTAAAATATTTAGTGAAATGATAAACAACCGTCTTAAAAACTTTGAAGACCAATTATCTAAATTTATAACAACAGAATAATATGAAAAATAAAAACACAATCTCAGTAATTTTACCAATTAAATCGGCAGTAGCTGGTTTTTTTGAAGAGTATCTAAACAAAGCAATTGAATCGATAAAAGTTCAAAAAGAAAAATTTGACGAATTAATTATTGTCCACACAGATGAAAGTCTACTAACTAAAATTTTAGGTGAGTTTGATTTTGGGGATTTAAATGTTAAATTAGAATCGTGGACTAAAGAACCAAATTTTGCCGATCAAGTTAATCATGGTGTTAATGTATCAACATCAGAATGGATTTCTATTTTTGAATTTGACGATGAATACGCAAATATTTGGGTTAAAAATGTAAAAAAATACATAGACACATATCCAAATACTGAAGCATTTTTACCTATTGTGGTTGATGTTGACGATAAGGGAGTTTTTGTTGGATTCACTAATGAAGCATCTTTTGCCTCAAATATTTCTGAAGAAATGGGAATTTTAACAAATGAAACATTACATTCATATCAAAATTTTCAAATTTCTGGAATAGTTATTAAAAAAGACGTATTTATTGAATACGGTATGATTAAAAGTAATTTTAAATTAACTTTTGGTTATGAGTTTTTATTAAGAATGACACAAAATTCTGTCAAGTTTTTAACAATACCAAGAATTGGATACAAACACAGTAATTTACGTGAAGGTTCTATTTTTTGGAACTATAAAAATGGGGAAAACCGTTTAACTGAAGATGAGGTTAAATTTTGGATTGATTCAGCAAAAAAAGAGTATTTTTTTAATGTACAAAGAGAAATAAATTATGAACCACAAGAAATTTAATGAATAATAATGAAATTGTTATCCAAAATAGTGATGAAATTGTTGTCGAGGATAGTAATAAAATTGTTATCGAGGATAGTGATGAATTAAAAAAGAAAGGTAGAAAACCAAATCCAAATAATTATTTTGCCGAAGTTGAGGAAAACGCGGTTAGAGAATACTTAACCGCAACAACAATGGATCAAAAAAATAAAATATATAATAAGTTTTTGAAAATACCTTTAGATAAAATGATATCGTCAATTATAAGACGATATAAGTTATACAGAAAAGACATGAGTTTTGAAGAAATTCACGTAGACACACATTCATTTTTAATGACCAAAGTTGATAAATTTAAACCTTCAAAGGAAAAAAAGGCTTATTCATATTTTGGTACTATTTGTAAAAATTATTTGATGGGTCAAATAATGAAAGACCAAAAAGAAACTAACAGAAAAATATCATATGAAGATATATCTTCAGATTTACAACATACTCCTGATATGATATATCATATAGATGATGATACGTTAACAACTGAAGAAACAATTAAAAAGTTTTTAATTAAATTAAAAGATTCTATGTCTGAAAAATCCATTACTGAACAAGAAGTAAAATTAGGTCAAGCGTTGTATGATATTTTTGAAAATTATAATGATATTTTTTTAGATACAAGTAATAATAAATTTAATAAAAATATCATATTATTTGAATTACGGGAAATGACAAATTTAAGTACAAAGGAAATTAGATCCTCAATTAAAAGATATAAAAAAGTTTATTTTCAATTAGTTCAAGATTTATTAAAATAAAAAAAAAACAAATATTTATTAGTTATATGCCAAGACCAACTAAAAAAACAATTAATTTAACTAAAGATTCAATGTTATCTTTAATGCAAGAAATCTACAATGAGTTGGTTGAGCAAAGAAATACTGCCATTAGAATACAAAATAAAATGTTAACAATGATGAAAGAACCAGAAGATATGACACTTATTGGTCCTGTTATTGAAAAACAACAAAAAATAATTAATGATTGTGTTGAGAAAAAATTAACTTTATCTAAATTACAATCTACAATATGGCAAAAATCTACGGAGAAAGAAGAAGATTTTACGCTTTCTGATATGGATTTAGATGACGAAACTATTCAAAATTTAATACAAAAAGATATTTCTGATGATAAAAACTATAAAATGAAGAAATAATGGCATTAGATACGGATGATGGTTATGATAAAATAAAGAAGAATGTAAGTGTAAGTAAAAAATATGTTGAAACAAAAAAAGATATAAAAAAACTTAAAAAAAAAACTGGGGATTCATTTGAAAAGTGGGGTGGTGGTTTAGAAAATAAATTTGGTAAATACGCAAACAAACAATTAACTTCAGCGGAAAAAAACGTACAAAAATACACAAAATCAATTAAAACCCAATTTGATCAAATGTTAGAGATTAAATTTCTAACTGAAAAAAGTGGGGACACAAAAACCGCAAAATATTTAAAAAAAACTTTTGTTACTGCACTTGAACAGATAAAGCCTCAAATATTTGATATTATTTCAGAATTAGGTGTTAAAGCGGTTGGATGTGAATCTGAACAAGAGTTTCCTGCCAATACAAGCATATACATAAAAGTAGGGGCAATTGATTTAGTTGGGTTATTAAAAGAAGACCCAAGTGGAACAGTTGGAAAAATATCGTACGAAAAAAACCCTATTGTATATAGTTCAAACCCATTTTCAATGAATAAAGAGTTATATAATAGAATACAAAATATTAATGTCCCATATTCATCAGCTTCGTTTGCAGGAGTTGATTATCAAGGACCGTCAACCCAAAGTTTATTTGATATAACATATGTTGAAAGTTACGTAGACATCCCAACAGGTAATATAATTAATGGTAGTTTTTTTAAAGTTGATCTTAAACCTAGATCTAGTAATACCAATAAAGTTTCTGAATTTTTTAAAGACTACTATTCATCAATTGATATTATTGATTACCAATATTTATTCACTAATTTAATTAATCAATTAACGGGAGCAATTTCAATAGAAAAAAAAGATGGTAAAGAAAAACTGATAGACTTTACTAAATTATTATTAATTATGAAAAGAATTTTTGGTATGTGTTTTGATAATACCAAAGAAATTAACGTTTCTGGAATTGGAAAAATATCAGAGACAGACATTGTTGATGATGCGTTTTTTGAGTTTAGTGAGGTTGATTTAAGATATATCGATATGGTCGTATCGAATATAAAATTAGGGGTGGTTGAGTTTGAAGATTGTGGTAATGTTAAATTACCTGTTGATGTAAACGCTGTATTAGATACTTTAAGTAGTTTAATATTTACACCTGGAACTAACAATAATAATGAAATTAATAACGCTGCAGAAAATGTAACAAAACCGTTTGAAAGAAGAGGACTTAATTTAGATCTAAGTTTTTTAAAAGAATATCCAAGAGCATTGTTAATGACAATCCTATCGCCTAAAGTAATTTTACCAATAATGATTATGGCAAAATCGTTAGGACAAAACGCCATAGACTCAATTAATTCAATGGTGGAATTTGCCAAAAAATTTAAAACATATTTTGTAGAATTAGTTTCTAAAGTTATGGCTTTATTTGTTAAAATATTATTTAACATTATTAAAGCAGATATTATTGAATTAACCAAATCAATTATATCTGATATAAAAAGTGAGTCTATTGTAAAAAAATCATTATTAATTTTGTCTTTAGTTGCGTTAATTGCTAAACTGATTCGTGATTTTAGAGAATGTAAAAGTATTATAGATGAACTACAAGCTATTTTAAGTATGGTTCAAAAATCATTAAAAGATCAAAAAAAACCATTACCATATCCTTTATTAGTTGCGAGTAGAGTTTTATCTGGATTCTCAAAAACAAGAGCAATGATAGGGGTTATTGAAAAATTTGAGGCTTTAGGACTACCAACCGGACCTATGCCTGATGGAAGTCCAAATTTATTTTTAGCCGCTGCGGACGCAATTATTGGTGCGATAGATGAAGAAGAAACAAAAAATGGACAAGTTCAAATTGCTGTAGACCCATTAAGTCTTTTGCCAATTGGAGTTACAGTACCACAAGTTGTATTTGGAAAAAAATTATAAAATATGGAAAATAGTGATGAAAAAATAAAAGTAACTTCTAATGAAATATTGGAAATTATAAAGGAATACAAAACAAGACCAAATAAAGATTTAACTTTGGCTTTAGAATTTATTAACAAAGATTTTGAATTAACTAAAGAAAGTGTAATTAAAATGACAAAACATTTAGATAATTTAGAAATTTCTTATAATACAATTTTAAAAGAATATAAGACAAGAAATGGAAAATAATAAAATAATATTTTTTGGTAAAGTTACGGATGTTGATGATCCATTATTAATTGGTAGGATTAGAGTTGAACCAAAACAAGAAATTCAAGCTTTTATATATCCTGAAAATTGGAATGAATCAACAGATAAATGGAAAGAAACAGATCCATTAATTTTTAATCCTTTAATACCTTATTATTTAAGTATAATTCCTGCGGTGGGAGAATATGTTCACATTATTTATTCAAATAAATCGGAAACAGTTGACGCAAACAAATTTTATATTCAAGGACCGTTAAGTAGACCGTGGAATAATAAAAAAGAAGACTATAATAATTCTCAGTCAGTTTTAGCAAGTGGTGAAAAATTACAACAAGCTTATTCCCCCATAGACCCAAAGACAGGAAAAGTAATTATATCGTTAACAGGTGTTTATCCAAAACAGGGAGATAATGCAATTTTAGGTAGAGGAACCGCAGATGTTATTGTGAAAGAAAACGAAGTTTTAGTTAGAGCAGGTAAAACACTATCTTCTGGAAATAATAATATTCCCGTAGTTAGAAATGATTTAAGAAGTTTTTTACAAATATCAAGTTTTGAATTAGAAAATGTTAGTGAGGGAACCGAAGAAATAACTAATGAGTCGTTTGAGGACATATCAACAAAAACATATGTCCAATGGTCAATAACTAATTTAAATTCCACATCACTTACTTATGATGGTAAAGTAAGTGTATATTCATTACCTGGCAATAACAATAACTATAAAGTTTCAGTTATTAATCAAAGTATTGACTTACTACTTGGGCAAACTATAAGTCCCATTTATGAAATTATATTTACTGGTAAAACTTTAGAACAAAGTTCCACAATAATTAACAACTTAATCAAAGGTGTTAATGATGGTGAAATTTCTTGGGACCCTTCTTTAGGATACTCAAATCAACCTATATCTAATCAATTCCCATTTTTTTACGGACCTGATCAATCAACATATGAATATGTGGTAAGTGGATTTGCCTCATTAATAAATGCAACATCTAATATTTTACAATCAAGTAAAATAATGTTATTAAATAATAAAATATCTTTAAGTTATGCTTATGACGAAAGAGGTTTTGGGTTAGTATGGAAAAGTAATCCTTCAAAATTAGGAATACTAACCGAAATTAAAACCACTAAAGTAGATAAAAGAAATTATTTAGTTCAACCAATTACATACTCTGTTTTGGGTGGAGATAAAGTTTATTTTTTAACAAACAAATCTGATGAAAAGTTTAAAATAGATCTTAAAGATACTCTTTATGGTATTCCCCAATCCAAGTTGGCAATAGAAATACATGAAAGAACAAACTCAATGGTAAGAGGTGAAGAACTTATGTTTTTATTAAATCAAATAGTTGATTTTATGTTAACACATGTTCATCCTTTTCCTGGCTTACCTCCAATCAAAGAATACCCAAATCAAGGAGTTTCAAGTAAAAAATTACTAGAAACAATTAATAATGCTGAAAATAATATTCTAAATCAAAATATCCGACTTAATTGATATTTATATAATAAAAGTATAATGTCAATTAATAACTCATATTTTAGTAGAAATAATACTATCATTTATAATGATTTAACAAATACGGGAAGAAACCCCGTTACAGAATTATATTATGGTGAAGACGGGATTGTTAATCCAAGAGGTTTTAGTCGATTTATTTTTGATATTGATTTAAGTTTATTAATTGAAAAAGTTAATAATGGTATTGTATCAACAGGGTGTACATCAGCAATGACTCACACATTGAATATGACCAACACATCATATTTTGATAAAGACTTTTTAAACACATCAACATCACAAGGTAGATATCGGGCAACATCATTTGATTTATTCTTATTTAGAATACCCCCCAATAATAGTACAATACCCCCAACCCCACAAATTTGGGATGAAGGAGTAGGGTATGATTTTATATCGGCAAATACCCCCATTCCTAATGATAAAAATTATTCAGATAGACCATCTAATTGGTCAGCAATTACAACAATAGATACTTGGGAAGAACCGGGAATTTATAGTAACACTAATAGTGGTTCATTTAATTATAATTCATTACAAGTTATAGACACCCAACATTTTGAATTTGGGGATGAAAATATTGATTTTGATATGACAAATGAAATAAACTCAATATTAAACGGATCAATTACAACACCTGTTGGTTGGGGTATTGCATACCTACCTCAAGTTGAAAGTTTATCAGGGACAACAGGAACTTATTCTGTTGGATTTTTTACTCGTCATACTCAGACATTTTACGAACCATATCTACAAACAAATTATAATGATCTAATTGAAGACGATAGAAATATGTTTGTTTTGGGTAAAATTAATAAACTGTATCTATATGTTTATGAAGATGGTGATTTTAAAAATTTAGATTTTAATCCATTTGTTGAATTACGGGACACATCTTGTACCGCAATACCAGGTTTAACAGGACTAACAACTTGTCGTAGATCAAAAGGGGTTTATGAAGTTATTATTCCCCCATTAATTGGTTACAAAACTCCTTGTACGTTTACTGATGTTTGGAGCAATTTATTTATTAATGGTTTTCCATTACCTAATATTACAAATGAATTTACAATCTACCCACTACATAAGTCTTTACAGATTGGTACTCTATCTCAAGACCCATCAATATATGGGTTTGATTTCTATGGAATTAAACAAGATGAAAAGATTTTAAATACGGATGTTCGTAAAGTGGGGGTAATTATTAAAAAGGCTTATACCACTAATCAACTATTACTTAAAGTAAAAGCATCGTATAGAATTTATGTTAAAGAAGGATCTACGGAAGTTCAAGTTCAAGATTGGACAAAAATTAATAGAACACCTAATGAGTATTATTTTATGTTTGACACAAGAGATAAAATACCTAATGAATATTTTATTGATATTAAAGTGTTATCAAGCGGAGAAGTTAATACTTATAAGAAACAAATAAAATTTCAAATAGTAAATAAAAAATAAAAAAAAACAAAAATTATGGGACGCGAAGAAGGATTAACAACAACAAGTGCAAACACAAACACCACAATTTGTGTTCAAATATGTACTACTGGTGACACAGGTTCCACTGTAGTATCGGTAGAACCACAACACCCAACTTGGAGTTCCCAAGATGGTGGTGATGTAGTACAATTAAACATGACCCTCATTGGGGGTAACGGATTAAATTCTTAAGATATGAATTTAGATTATATTATTAGAAAAGTTATTAGAGAGACTCACGAAGAAAAATCTCAAAGATATATGTTCTTTTCTAATTTAGAACAAATGAGAAGACAATGTGATTTATTATTAGATTTCGATCGTAATATGGTTGAATCTATTTTAGATAATGGACATGATTGGGCTCAAGATCATATTTCTGAAGCTAAAAACAATATGGATCAAGTATTTGATTTCATGATGAATGAATCAAAAAAAGACGGTATGGAATTGTCTATGAATATTGACGATAAAGATATGTTTATGTCGGAAGGTCGTAAAAAAACAGGAACACCTCTTTGTGCTAGAGGTAAGGCATCGGCAAAGGCAAAATATGACGTGTACCCAAGTGCTTATTCGAACGGACACGCTGTCCAAGTTTGTAAAGGAAAAATCAAAGGTCTTGATGGTAAAAGACATTGTTCAGGAGATTACTGTTAAAGACCACTTAAAACATTTTTAATAACAAATTCTAAAGACTCTTTTTGAGTCTTTTTCTTTTTAGGTTTGTATGAAGTCATTACAGGTTTTTGACCTTTACCCGTTTGAGTGTCTTTTTTCTCTGCACTTCTTTTTTGTTGACATGCTGATTTTTTTTCTGAATCAGACATTTTACCTGCAACACCAGCAGCTCTACATTTAGGGTAAGACCCTTTAGATGTGTCTTGTCGTCCACAGGGAGGGTGTTTACCGTCGACTTTACTACAAATATTAACCCAAGGACCTTTTGGTTGAGAAGACCCTTTAGGTTTCTTTTTTTTACCAAACCAAACCGCCAAGTCTTCGTTTAAAGGAATAGTATCTAACTCAACCCATTCATTTAGTCGTGGTGAAACATATGACCTTTCACTCCCTGAACTAACTTCAGATAAAATTTTCTTTATTATTATATTTAAATCCATAATTTGTTTACTATTGATAAATATCAACACAATAAAAAAAGGGACAATAAATTGTCCCTTTTGAGTGTAATACTTTAAGATTTTGATTATCTCAATTCTCTTAAATCGAATGTACGAACACCATCTACGGTAATTCTACCGTAAAAGCGATTATTTACCATCTTTTTTGCGTATCTCGTCATTATTCCTTTTATCGGAGTAAAGTTGAACGGATTGTACATTGTAGGTGTTAATTGTAAAGGTACGTACGGTGCGTAAACATAACCTGTGTCTAACAATGATGTTCCTTTGTGTCCCAACAATACTGTGTTCGGTGGGAAGTAAGGGTCACGATATACTTGGTAACGTCCTGCAAGAGTACCTACTCTTTCAATACCCATGTTATACGAATCCTGCTCAGGAGATGCGTTAGATACGTGGAAGTATTCTAAGTCATCAAAGATTGCAGAAATCTCAGAAGATACAACAATCCAATTAGCTCCACCTCTTAATGTAGATTTGTGGATTTGTGCTGAAATTTGGTTAATTGCTGTAATCAAAGTTTGATTCCAATCTTTTTGAGTGTATTGTGTTAATGGATTTGCGGTAGTACCTCTTTTCCATCCGTTGTAATCCCAACGTAGATTCCAAGCAGCTCCTTTACGTAAGTCACGTAAAATTTCACGGTCAATCTCTGCTGCCACTTGTTCAGACAATAAAGCTGTTAATTCAGCTTCAGCATCGATGTTATGGAATGCAGAAACGTCTTGTGCTAATTCAGGAGACCATTGTGCTCTTAGTTTTCTTTCTGTTACAGAAACAGTAACTGACTCAAGGTCAAAAGAAACCTCACCAATTCTATCTTCGAATTCTAATTCTTGGTAAACTCTGTAAAAACAGTTAAATTGTCCAGCAACGTCAGTCGCAGAAGAAGGAATGGTAAATCCTGAGTAACCATCTAAAGACGCCGCTCCGATAGACGCAGGAACTTGACAGTCAACCTCTAAATAGATAATACCAGCAGCATCACAAAGGTTGTCATAAGAACCACCATTACCAGTGCCTGGCCATGTTGTAGTAGTTTGAGCACCATATTGTACAATACCTTTACCATATTTTTGAGTTACAACTCTAAATAATAACTCACTTGTACCTAATCCTGAGAACGCACCTGTAGTTTGAACAGCTTTAACTCTTAAATCAGATAAGAAAGCTTCGTTATCCATTAATTGACCATCAGGTCCAATCAATTTACCAGCACCACCTGATGTGAAACCAGAAAGGGCGATAAGTACTTTTCTGTGAACAGGACCACCTGTAGTTGCTCCAGCCGGTGTTCCACCGTTAGTTATAGTGTAAGTACCTTCAACTAATTGTCCGCTTGACCATACATAAGTAACTGCAGCTTTAGTGATAGCAGTATAAGCACCTTTTGAATAATCCCATAAACCTGCTGGATCCACCTCTGGTTCAGTTCCTTCATAAAATCTATCATAAAGGTTTTTAGAAGTTGCCGGATAAGCCGCTTGAGATTCTGCAGGTGTTGGTCCGTTTTGTGCTCCGATTGGTGCATAGTGTGGATTGTCATAAACAGTTGCTGTGTTGTAATTTTGAATTTTAGGTACAAAGTAGAATAATTTACCAATAGGTAAATTCATTGCTTGTACAGAAACTAAGTCGTTAGCTAATAATTTAGAGAATACACGTCTAACGATAGGAAATACTACAGTTTCAAAAGAACCTGAACTATCACTAGATGCTGCTTCGTTTATCAAATGTGACGCTTGATTTTCATATAATTGCGCCATGTTTTCTTTTGTGTGACCTTTAAGGCCATCAAGGAATCCTAAACGATCCCATTTGTTAATTGTATCTTCTTTGATAACTTTAAGGTGTTTTAACCCGATGTTACCAACAAGACCTGATTCTAATAATGCTCCCATTTTTTTATTTTTTTAATTGAGTTTATTTTATTTTATTTTATTTTTCCCATTAAATCTTTCATTCTCATGAATTGAGGATTTTCATAGGTTTTGCTTTCTATTAAATTTGATGATGAACCATTTGATGGTGTTTTAGTAATTTTATTATGAACTGATTCATTAACTACTGAGTTATCACTTTGTGGTACTAATTCATCTTTAATATTCTTATAAAGCGATTTAGATTCTTTAATTGATTCAACATTGTCAAATCTTCTAAGAATGTTTATTTTTTCTTGTTTTGTTGTTGAGTGTTCTGTGAACAATCTTGTTGAATAGGCTAAGTTTGAGTTAAAAATCGCAACTTCATTTAATTTATTTCTAAAGAAATCTAAAGCTTTTTTATATTCTTCATTTTTTTCTTTTAATAAATTTAATTCAGATGTTACTGATTCACGTCTAAGATTAGAATACGTTTTTGGTTTAGGTAATCCGTTACGACCATGTGTCCTACCGTTACCTAAAGTTCTTGAAGATTCTTTAAATTCAACTTCTTCTTCTTCTTCTTCTTCTTCTTCAGAATCATAACCCTCACCAAATAGACCGTCTT